CTCAAAAAATCGGTGAGTACGCTTACGGATTCACTTCTGACACGGAAGAAGAAATCGGAGGAGACAGCATCACTATTTATGGAAGCACAATCGTTGCAGATGCAAGCGACTTCCTCAGAGCCTTCCCACAATACCGATTAGACGATTATTTATATAGATTGTCAATCGCACAAATTCAGTTTATGGCCGTAGATAACACACACACGAAATATCTTAAAGGCAAAGACAAAAATATTTGGAACAACTTGGGGGAGGCTTACAAAGCGCAAGATGGCTTGGAGAACTTTATGCGCGGATTGGGTGCAAAGAATCTTGGCGAAGGCGAGGAGTACGAAGTACCCGTTAAACAAAAGAAATAATTATAAACCCTATATACACTTAAAAGATTATGGCTTACGATGATGTTTTGATAGTTGGCAAACTTAAAGACGATGAATTGCGAAAGTCTATAAACGAACTTGTTGACTACGTTGATAGAAATACCGCAACAATGGCATCTTCTTTTGTTGTTTCTATTGATATGATGAAAGGTGCAATGAAAGACTTTGCTATCACACAAAAAGTTTCAGTTAATTTAATGAAACAGGCTTGGCGCGAAATGTCTACATCATTTGATGCTATGGTGGCTGCGCAAAATATCGCAACGTCTGCGTCTACAGGCTCTGCAACAGGTGGTAGCGGTAGTAGTAGGGCTGCATATCAAGATGGTACGCTTGGGGCGTTAAAAGCAGAAAACGCAGAAATAGAAAAGGGGCTTAATTACGAAAAGCTAAACTCTGCCGAGCTGCAAAAGCAGGTTGATTTGTTGGAGAAACAAAAAAATCTCGTAAAACAGCAGACAACAAGCACCCCGACCTCGAGGTTGGAGACAGGTTTGCAACTTTCAAATAAATCTTTAGAAGAAGCGCAAAGAAAATTGCGTTTCCTTGAGACTATTCAACGCAGATACGCTAATTCAACAGAATTAAGTGTTGAACAGCAAAAAAAGCTGGCTAACGCTATCGACAAATGCAAACGTTCTATTGACAAATTTAATTCTGCAAAGCCAAAAACACTTAAAGATGTTCTTGGCATGGACGAAAATAGTGTTGATGCAATAGCAAAAAAAATGGCGGCTTTGAAAAAGGTCACCATTGACTCGAAAAACTCATCGCAAGTTAAACAGTTAGGAGATGAATACCAAAGGCTTTCGCGTTTGCAAGCAGATTTACTTGGAAAAAGCGTTCAGCTCACGCACTCCAACAACTATCTTGCACAATCATTCGGATATATCCGTAACCGTGTTGTATATGCACTTACTTTGGGTGCTGCCACTAATTTCGTCAAAGAGTTGTACGAGGTTCGTGCTCAGTATGAACTACTTGAGCGTTCTATTGGCGTTTTGATAGGTTCGTTTGAGCGCGGCAGTCAAATATTCCAAGAGTTGAATACGATGGCATTAAAATCGCCGTTTACGCTCATGGAACTTGGAACGGCTGCAAAACAATTAACGGCTTACAACTTTACCGCTAACGAGGTTGTGAACACAACACGCCGTCTTGCTGATATTTCTGCCGCGTTGGGTGTTCCTATGGAACGTCTTACATACAACCTTGGTCAGATTCGTGCGCAAACCGTTCTTACAGCCCGTGATGCACGTGACTTTGCCAACGCAGGCTTACCTATTGTCAAGTCGCTTTCTGATTATTATTCCGAATTAGAGGGAAAGGTCGTTAGTACAGGTGATGTTTACGACAGAATGAGTAAGAAGATGGTTTCGTACAACGATGTTATGACTGTGCTTAATCAGCTTACGGACGAAGGTGGCAAGTTCTTTGATTTCCAAGCAAAACAAGCAGAAACGTTGCGTGTGCAAATGGCAAACCTTTCGCTTGCGTGGAACAATATGCTTAACGATATTGGCAAGGATAATCAAGGTTTCCTTTCTACACCAATTAAATCTGTTAAAGTGTTGCTTGAAAACTGGAAAGAGTTAAGCCACGTTATAACCGAGGTTGTTGCTGCTTACGGCATTTATAAAGTTATGAATATTGCTATAACGCGAGTTATAGGTGAAAACATTGTAGCGTTAAAACGGAGCATACTTGCAGAAAAAGAAAAGATAGCAACAGAACTGAAAAGAAAGGCGCTGACAGAAGCATTGACGGATAGCGAAAAAAAGCTACTTGCAACAAGGAAACTTGTTACCGCCGCCGATTATCAAGCTGCTTTGACGGGTAGAAATCTCACAAAAATGCAAGCACAGTTAATGGTGTTGTTTAACCGCCATAACGTTGAACTGCAAAAGGCTTTAATTCGTATGAATTTGCTTACTGCTGCCGAGATTAAGAATATTACAGTAGGAAAGGCTTTAAGACTTGTTTTTGAGTCATTAAAGATTTCTCTAAAATCACTTGCCTCCTCCTTTGGAAAGTTCTTTATGTCTAATTGGTGGATGATTTTGATTGCAGGCGGACTTGAGTTTTTGCATACTTGGTCCGAAGTGTCAGAACAGGTTCAAGAATTAAACAAAAGCATTGTTGATAGCGCAAAGGAAAGTTCGGAAAGCATTTCTAAGTTTCTTAAAGACTATAAAGAGACTTACAAAGCGCTGTATGAATGGGAAAAGAAAAATGACGGCACTGTATCAATTAAAAAAGACAAAAAAGGCAATCTTGTAACAAAGAATATTAACGAAGAAGAGGCTAAAAAGGCTTGGGAAGCTATTCGTGGCGAAATTGAACTTTCAAGTTCTGCAAGCAATATTTTCATTGAGCGTCTTATGAAAATTAACGACGTCAATGACCGTGTACGTGCTGGCTTTGATTATCTTCAAAAGATACACGATGTAAACGGCGCTCTCGAAACGTTAGACAAAGAGGCTGTTGATGTTGCAGGAGATTATTCTAAGTGGTGGAATTTGTGGAGTTTGCCAGACGGTTTGATTGGTAACTTAAAAGATTATCAAGCAGAACTCGATAGGGTTATCGAAAAATACGGTAGCCTTGCAAAAGCCAAAGAAACAGCCGAAAGTTCTTCTCGCAACGCCGAGGCTGCAAGCGCAGCCGTTGATACAGTTAAAAGTTCGTATGAAACATTTGCAGAAGATTTGCGCGAAACAACAGAGTCTATGTATAACGCATTTACTTCTGTTGGCGTGAATAGCGCAGAAGGTATGAGGGAAGCGTTTGAGAAATCCAACGCCAACATTCTTCAAAAAGCAAATATGTCGTCAAAAGAACAGTTGCAGTACAAAATGAAAGCAGAAGAAGACTTTATCAATTATAGAAAAAGTCTGTTTGACGAGGAATATGCTTACGAACTAAAACAAGGAAATACAAAAAGAGCAGAGCAGGTTAAAGAAGAGGAGTATGCTTGGGTTCAACAGTTTGGTGTTGGCAAGTCTATTTCGCAGGCATTTTATAGTTGGTTAAAAAACCAACACGCAAGCGAGATAAATAAAATGTTTGGTAATATGACTAATAAGGAAATCGACCACCTTAATTGGTCTGACCAAAAATGGCAAAAATGGGCTACCGAAAACGCCGAATCTTTTTCAAATCAATACGGTATTGCTTTTGATAAGCTAAGAGGTTTGGTACGCGATGCTAATTCTTGGAAGATTTTCTTGAAACTTACCATATCTACCGACGAAAAGAGTGTTTATGATACGCTTAAAGATGCAGATGCAGCCGCAGATGCAGCTTGGTCTAAAATACAGCGTCTGAAAAAAAGACAAGCTGAACTGAACGCTATAGCTTACTCGCAACAAACTGATTCGCAAAAGGATGAATCTAAAAGACTTGTAAAAGAGCTTACAGATGCACAAGACGATTATAACAACGCTCTTGAAAAAGGCGGTCACGCAAACAAAAAAGAAAAGTCAGAAGCAAAAAATAGAAAGCAGGCAGAGTCGGAGTTGCAAAAAGTTTTGAAAGACGAGTTGCAGCTTATTGATAAAGTGCGCAATCAATACAAGAAACTTACAGACGCAGGTGTTGATAACGTAACGGCGCTTACTATTGTTACAAATCAGTTTGAAGATTCAATAAACCATATAAATAAGGTTCTCGGCCAACATTCAATACCCAAATTTGATATTTCTCTATTTTCTGGTACGGATAATCCTAACGCTCTGCTCGAAATGTTAAAGAAGCAACTCGAAGCAGCCAAAAGAATTAAAAGCATTAAGCCTTCAGAAATTAAAGATTTGGAGGTTAAATACAGCGAAATCGTTGTAGATGCAAAGGTTTACAACACCAAAAAGATTACCGATGGACTAAACCGTGAGCTTGGAAAAATCAAGGAAGAATACGAACTTGCGGTAGAACTTGATGCAAATCCCGAACTTGGTAGTATGTTGCTTGATATGTTCGGTATTGATTCGTCTGGTTTAACATCGTCTATTGAAGAGTATATGTTCAAGGTGCAAAATGCTTTTGAAAAGGTGCGCCGCGACCTTGGTTATAGTGTTTCATTGGACGTTTTTAAGGCTAATGCCGATGAATGGGATGCTTGGGGCAAGTACGTTGGTATGTCCGAAGAAAAAGTTAAAAGTTTGAGACAGGCTTTTGACGGTCTTGTTGATGTTGCAAGAAAAAAGATGGCTGATGTTGTAAAGGAGACCAAGAATCTCGAATACAAACTTGGCGATTTGAACAAAAAGATTCAGATTGAAAAAGACAAAAAGAATGTTTTTGAGCAACTTGCAAAAGACGCTTCCGACCCTAAAATAAAGAAATATTACGAACTGCTTGCACAAGACCAACAACTTGCAATAGATAAGTTGGAGCAAGAAGCAATACAACTATTGCCATTCTACGAGGACTTGTTTGGTGATTTGTATAATGTCAGCACAAAGCGACTAAAGCAAATTGCCAAGACAGCCAAGGAGGTTATGACGTTAAGACAAGGGGGGCAAGGTATTGGCTATGAAATGCGCACAAACGAAAAAGGTAAGCCCGTTTACGACATATACGCAAAGGATAAAAACGACGAAATCAAGAAAACGACCGTTTCTCTCGAAGAGTTTATTAAGATAAGCAAGCAACTTGATAGTATTCAACAAAAGGTAGGCGAATCTAATCCTTGGGAAAAGATTAAGGATTCTTTTTCTAAAGCAAACAAAGAGGGCAAAAAAGGCTTAAAGAATTTTGGTAGCGGTATGGAAGTTATCGGTGGTGAATTGCAAAAAATATCCGAAGTTGCAAGCACTGTTGCTGAACTTGTAAGCCTATTCTCTAACCCAAATGAGTATAACGAAACAGCCGAGGCTTTCCAAGATATTGCGTCATCTTTTAATGGTTTATCCAACATTGCAGGCGGTATTGGTAAAATTGCGTCGCAAGATTATATTGGCGGTATTGCAAGCATAGCAAGCGGCCTGCTTACTACCGTTAGTGCTTGGATGGATAATTCGGACAAAAAGATTTCCGCACAAGTAAAAGAATCTGAACGCGCCATAAAACGTCTTGAAAACGAATACAAGAAGTTGCAGCAAGCAATGGATGATGCTTACGGCGTTGCTGAAATCGGAGCTAAACGTGCCGCTATTGCAAATAAGGAAATTCAGTTGTTGGAATTGAAACGTTCACTGCAACTCGAAGAATCAAGAGGTAGCAAGAAAAGAGATGAAGACAAAATTGAGGATTTGAAAGGTCAGATTATAGACCTTGAACTTGAAATAAAGAACGCAACGCGAGAAATCGTTAGCGACTTAACTGGTATTACAAGCGTTGGTGATGCTGCTGAATCTATGGTTTCGCAGATGATTGAAGCGTTTAAGCAAGGAGAGGATTATATGGGAAAGTTCTCCGACACATTTGACGATATGGTTGATAATATGATTATGAAAGCAATCGTTAGCAAAGTGGTCGGTGAAAAGATGCAAGAAATCTTCAATAGAATACAAGAAATTGCTACCAAACGTGCAGACCAAACGATGGTGAATGTTAAGGACATTTTTGACGATACTGGTACGCAATGGGTTCGCGGCTGGATTAACGACGGCATGTATTTCTCGTCAAACGACCAAACGATAGAACAATGGCGAAAAGGCATCGAACAGATTATGTCTCGGAATATGACCGAGGAAGGCAAAAAGGTTTATAGCGATGCGTTGGAAAAGTTGAATAAGTTGTATAGCGATAATGTTACTATTACGCCGTCTGACGTTTCAAGTGTTAAGCAAGAAGCAACAGAAATGAAAGATGACGCTAAAAAAACCTTTGATGCGTATATGGAGGCGTTCGGCATCTTGTTTGGTCAAGATTCCACAAAAGAACTTAGCGCATTACAACAAGGAATACAAGGTATTACGGAAGATACGGCAGGCGCACTCGAAGCCTATATGAATGGCGTTTCTCAACAAGTGTACCTACATTCGCAGTTGCTTACCGAAATCCGCGATGCCATTGTAGGATTTAATTTCGACGTTCAAGTAGGCACTATGGCTGAAATGCTCTTGCAATTACAGCAATCGTATCAAGTTCAAATGTCTATTGAGAGCATCTTGCGCGGCGTTCTTAATCCCAGCGAACAAGCAATTAAGGTTGAACTATTATCTTAAAAGTATATATAATGACAAACAACGAAATGTTTCTTTTCAATAAGTACGCATTACAAGGGGTTCTAACCAATCCCTTGTGTGCGGAATACAAAAACGAATGGAGGGCTTGTGGTAACGACAAAGAAAAGTTGATAAAACTTGCGTTACGCCAACAATCGTTGCCGTATTTCATTACGCATTGCAATCAAGGTAAGGGTTTAAGCAAGGAATACATTATGCGCGAATTTGGCGATTTTATTAACGGAAAAGCGCAAATTCTTGATGCCGACGGCGTAAAGGGTTATTCGTATTCGCTATTTGTTGGATTTAACGGCATTTGCAAGCCCGACAACGACGTTTCAGCCTTTATGTGGTGTAATTGCCCAAAGATAACCGTTAGCACGGCAAAATGCCCAATTCTGTACGTTGCGTGTAACACGGAATTACACCTTGTTTGTGATGGCTACAATTCGGTACGTGTTTACTTGTTTGATAATAGCAAACTTGTTATTGATGATGCCGACGAAACTTGTAGCATTACGATTTACGAATATAGCGATAAATGCGATGTTGATGCAGGCAAATATTGTTTGACGGAAAACATCAAGGCATTTAGAAAGGAACTTAGATTATAAACAACCAAAATACGTAAAAGTTATGAACGATTCACGAGGAAGATACTACGTAAAGAATACAGAAAATGGTATTTTTAACGACATAGCAACACAGTTCGATGGCGTTGCCGTATTAAAGATTACTGGTCTTTCCAATAGAGGTAAGCCAATAAACATATATACGGCGCAATGGATAAACTCTCAGCAAGAGGATTTCTTGATTACAAACACCGACGAAAACAACAACCCCGTCGTTATACGAGAAAACACAGATATTCAACTTACGTTTATAGTGCGAAAGAAATACGCAACCAACCAAAGTGGATTTGATGTATTAGGCACACATAACGCATTTGTTGAATATATGACTAATTCCGACGTATGGATTAGTTCTACGTATATGCA